TCCCTCGACCTTCACCACCACGGTTGTGACGCCATCGTCGTCGTCGTCACCGACCATATTTGCGGGTGCATTGTTGAGCAGCTCTTCGGCAGCCGCTGAATCTTTGGTTTTTACCGCCCGACGCAGGCTGGATAACCACTGCTTTGCTTTACTTGCCATGCTTATTGCATCTCCTATAGAACAGCGAATACCGGCCCGCCCATTAGGAACAAGCGCGATGTGATTACCCCGGATCTGGTACTGGAGAGCACGCCCGGGGCTGGTTTCGTCGTATTCTGCGTCATAGCCGCAGGAAACCTGACGAAGGCCATCGTTGATTGCCTGAATGCCCGTCTCATCTTTGATGATGAGGTCAGCAATCAGCAGGTCTGACTGGTCACCCTGACCACGGCGAATGTTGGTAGCGTGCCCGATGGACAGCTGTCGCCAGTTCTCCGGATCAACAAACAGGATGTCGCCCTGCGCATCCTCAGGGTGGAGAATGACAACGGTCATCCCCTCGAAAGAGGCTATCGATTCAGGGGAGAACACCTCATCAGCGTTGCGGGTGACGATGATCTCACCATCTTCATCCGGCGTGATTTCCGGCAGGTCTTCAGCGCGGTAGGCCTGCTCCCCCAGGCGGGCGATAGGCACGTCTTTGCACAACAGCGAGCCATCACCCAGGACGAAGCGGTTAGGCCCGATACGGGTGTTAAAAAGATATTTCATGGTTCACCTGCGAAATTCAGGCATAAAAAAAGCCGCTGTTAAGCGGCTTATTCGGGATGGTGAAATTAAATCAGCGTGACTATCGTAATAATGAGCTCTTTACTGGCACCATCATGGTTTCTGGCATGATCGAACTTCATGGCATTAATCTGAGCACGAAGACCATTCACATCTGGAGCGTTAAAAAAATCACTGCCTTTGTAAACTCGCCCGAATTCGTCTTCAAATTCAAAACCAACAAACCATGTTTTCATTCCATTTCCCTCAATCTAATAATCCCAGAATTCAGACTTTATCAGAATTGGGAAAAACAACCTCACACCAGCAGCGGCAGTTAGGCAGCGCACCGGCATGGCCGGTCATACCGTCCAGGGTGGGCGGATCACTCCAGTAAACGAACTTCCCCTCCATCTCAGAATGCGAGTGACGCACATCACCATCATGAGCGGTGCGCCAGATATAGCCCAGCGAGCCGCTTGCGGTTGACCGCGCCTGCGTCAGCGCAGTAACGGCCCGGCCCACTTCGGTTCGGGCAATCAACCGGGCGCGTGAGGCGGCGACATCACCTGATGCTGCTATTTCTTTCGCAAACGCATCAGCGCGCCCGCCAGCGGCCATCGTCTCTATGGCCCGGTTCTGAATGTCGTAAATCCGCTCAGCAGCTTCAAGCGGCAGCGATTTGATGTACTTCACCTGCTCAGCGACTATGCTGCGCATCACCTGACCGGTTGGCGTATTGCTGATCACGTTACGCAGCTCAGCGCCGATCTGCATGCTGTTGCTGCGCCACTCCCGTTCACTGTGCCGGGCGACGGAGGCGGCAAAACCCGTTGCGACCTGATTGGCCCAGCCGTCAATAATCTGACTGTAACGCTCCAGCGAATCCATGATTTCAGTGACGCTATCGTTTGAACCATCGTAGCGGCCATTTACGATGTCCCCCACCGCCCGCGCTATCCTGCGTAGCTGTGTGGAATAGCTTATCTGCACCTGCTTCGGGATCCGGCGGGTCGTTATCATCTTCTTCGCTGAAGGCTGGCGGCTCTGCCCCTTTGGCATTCTCGATATCCTCATCGGTGATGTTAGAGCCGATGCCGGTGACGCGGGACGATTCGCGCAGCTCCGCCATGCCAACGTGCAGCGGCATCAGGCCGCTATCGATGGCAGCATTCAGCGTATCGACCGTGTTTTTCGCGACCGTGGACCGGTCAACGTCTGACATCTGCCATAGCGGATTAAACTCAAAGTCGAAATCATCCGGCAGCGGCGTGCCGAACTCCGAGCGGTGCAGAATTTCGAACAGCCGCCGGACCGGCCGGCGGTGGCGGCGCTCCTGCAGCGAACCCACGTTGTCGTAATAGTTCGCCAGGTCCGATTCGCCGGTGTTAAACCCTGCCGGTGACTGACCCAGCATGCGGATCAGCGGGATGCCGGTCGCACCGGAAATCTGCTCGCCGAACTGCGACAGAATGTCCGACAGCCCGGCGAACGCATAACTGTGCGTCTGGAAATCATCGCTTTTGTCCATCAGCGTCATGCCTTCGATGGACTGGAACGCACGGATCATCTCGATATGCTTCATCAGCGCCGCTTCACGCTCATCACCGAACCCGAGAATTTCACGCAGCTTTTCGATGCTGTAGGTACGCAGGTGCGCTTTGTTCACCAGCTGTGCGGCACCGGTCGATGCGCTGTCGAACGCCATAATGCGATCGTACAGACGCTCGACTACGGACATACCCCAGCCGTTTTCGGTGTAGGCCTGCTGGTACGGCAGGCCCACGCCGTCCATGCGGATCAGGCGGGTGTGGTGAATCTTCCAGGCAGGGATGCCATTCTGCGCCGCCACAACCTCATAATATTTCGGCTTGCCCAGATCCGGGCCGGGTTGCGTGATTATGTCGGTAATGGTCTGGTTCAGCATCCACCGGTCCAGCACCAGCATTCCCTTGAACTGGTCGCGCCCGATGGTTTCCATTCGCAGCGGTGAGGCCATGTCCTGACCGTCGATCAGAAACACGCCCACCGCACCGCCATAGAGGCGTGACCACTTGGTCATGTCGCTCATCGCTTCCCACAGCGCCAGCTCTTCCCAGCGCCCCATCAGGCGGGACTTAGTCTTATGGTCCATCTGCGATGTGATGGTGACGCCCTTGCGCGTCATGTCGTCCGCAATGGTATCCACGGCAGCGCCCACAATCCAAGATGAACGGTAAGCGAACTCCAGCAGCACGCGGTTGCGCGAGGTGAAGTTCGGCATGTAGGTGCCGTGCCCGCTCAGGTTGCCGGTCTGCAATCCGAGACGTGACACAAAGTTATCGTAGCCGTCGAACGTTTTCACCGGCGCACTCTGCTGGCGCGGGCGTTTTTTACGAGCCATTTTTACCCCTTGCCAGTAAATCCCAGATATCCATGGAGGTGAACTCCATCGGTGCGTAGGCGATCATCACGGAGTCAGCCAGGTTCGGCGACTTCGTGCCGTCCGGCTTTTTATCCACGACGATTTTGCCCACTCCGTTAACCGTGTAGGTGGGCTGCGACAGCTCAACGATGAGTTTGTTTTTCAGCGCCAGCGTGCCGGAAATCGAAATGATGTCGTCAGGGTTGTAGGGCATGCCCTCTTTGACGGCACGATAAGTGTTGCGGAACAGCGTGCGCAGCCGCCACCAGCCCTGTGCTTTGGCATTGGCGAAAAAGTCCTTGTTCAGGCGGCCCTGCTGGCCATACTCGCCCGGCACCGCTTCATCTTCGGGATTCGACGGCGAGCCGCTTCCCCGGTATGGCGTCGCGGTAACCTGACGCTCGCGCCGTTCTTTGCGCTGCTCGTTGATAACGCGCGCATCGCCGCGGGCACCGGCCCCGAGTCCGTCAGAGTCAAAGCGGAATGTTTCAAGACGCTGCTGATCGCAGATGGTGAACGCACGCTGAACGGTGCCAAAAATGTCATCACCTTTGCCCGACCACTCCGCGATGTCCTCCAGCAGGAAACCGTGGCGGGATGTAAAGGCGTTGGTGTCTTTGCCTTCATCGGCCACGTCCAGCGCGCCCATACGTTGCCCGGTAGGACGGATGCCCAGATTTTCATGGGCATCAACAGCCGCCTGCACCCAGGCAGATGGGATCAGCACGCCCTCAACAGATGCGCTGTAGTTGATATCGATTTCCTGCGCAACGGTCACGGCATCCAGTTCTTCGCACTGCTTCTGATACCAGGCATCGTCTTTGCGCGGATCATCTCGCCAGTGAAACGTGAACACATCCACTTTGCCGCTGTGCCGCCGCTCAGCGAACGAGTTCGCCATACCGTTGGGTGTTGAAATGTCCTGGCGGCAGTTGGTGGTGGCGGACAGTGAAGCATCCACCAGATAAGGACGCTCGAGGAACGCTGACTCATCGACGATATAGAATGATGTACGGTCACCGCGCCCGATGCCGTCACCAGCTTCACCGGTCATGGCTGACTCAGTATCCGGGAAGAGGATGCGCATGTGCGGTGCGTGCGCTTTCGGATTCCAGCCGCCCCGGAACTCAGCCGGCAGCAGGCCGATAAAGTTTCGGGCCTTATCAAACAGCGATTTGGGCGAGCCAATCTTGTCGACATATTCTTCTTTGCGCGAGCCGAACCCGGCGATGATGCCGCGATTGAACAGGCACAGTGATGCAGCCATGCCGACCGTCAGCCACGAC